GCGGGCGTAGCTGCTGGATGTTCCCGTCACCTGTGCAGCGTCCATCTTGGTTTTTTGCTCCGGCTCTCTTGCGTATGCCTTCACGGAAATGCAGCCACCATCCAGAGATTCCAATTTTGCAGTGGCTTCGATGTAGTGCCACCCCTCAAGAACCTTCGGTTCATCGGAGAGCGTAAGCAGCAGGTCATGAGCCTTGAGAATAGGCTTCACTGCTTCCAAAATGTCCTCACAGGAACGATATCTGTACCCGCCGAAGGTGTTCATCTGCCCTTTAGGGGCCTTGAGTTCGCTCTGCACAGCGGCCAGAGCGGCGTAAATGCTTGTGCTTTCCATTACTCTTCATCCTCCTGATCTTCGGTCTGTTCTGTCCCTCGCGGCAGGAAATAGTAATCATCCGGCGGCTCAAGTGCCGGGCCGTAGCCGTCAAGGGAAAGGTCGTACATCGGATTCATACTGCCACCTCAGGTGCCGGGTCAATGGCGGCAGGGGAGATGTCCGGTGCAGGAATCAGCTTTCCAGCGGTCAAACGCTGCAGAGCAGGGGAGTGCTGCGTTTCGCTTGCAGGCTTCCCGAACTTGACCTCGGCACCCAGATCTTCGACCTCGACCGTGACGCGCAGGCGGTACAGGCTTCCTGCTTGACCGAGGGTAGAATAGACATCGTTCATCAGCTTGTCGATGACTTCCGGGACATAGTTCCCGCCCACAAACCTGCCGTCGCTCGAAAAGCGGCCCTGAATCTCAACATAATTTTTTTCCATCTGTAAAAACCTCCGATTTTGTGGTATCATCGGGGTGATGAAGTCGTTCAAACTCATCATCCCTTGCAGCTCGTCGGTGTTGGCGCACCGGCGGGCTTTTTTCGTATAGTGCGTACCGGCGGCAGGCTGTCCACCTCGCTGCGGTCGATACGTTCCCGCGCAAATGTGTACTTGTAAGTTCGATGGCTGCCGCTGAGCCCATGGCTGACGGCAGACGCAAAGCTGTTCGCGCTCTTGTAGCCCAGCCGCCGGGCACACATCTCAGACGTGCCGGATGCCAGCAGATCGCCGGTTTTGGCATCCCAGACGGTGTACCACATGACGCTGGTAGCGTTTTCATTACGCGCCCTATAATCCCTGCAATATTGGTTGTGGCGCTCTCTGCGGCAGGAAGCGCAAAAGCGCAGGTTGCCAGCAACATTTTCCATCACCTTGCCGCAGTCCAAACAAACGCGGGTAAAGTGCTTTCCTTTATTCATGGGTGGTGTCAGCCCGCCTTCCTGCCGCTCTTCACGGTATTGGCCTGCGGCTTTTGAATTCTGCCGGGGCGCTTCTCCCGCGCCTC